AGTAAATGATTCTTATCAGGGAGAAATAGAAAACCATCTTAATAATGCTAGTAATAAAATATTAAACGCACAAGAAAGCATATACAAAAATAGTGAGAAAGGGATGGCACATTACATCATGAGTCTTGCAAAAGAAAGAGATGCAGTTTTAGAAAATGGTCAGATAGGAATTGATACAGGATGGGAGAGTTTAAATAAATATATTAGTGGATGGGTTAATCCTGATTTAATTATACTAGCAGCAAGACCAGCACAGGGAAAAACTGCTTTTATGTTAAATGCAATATTAAACGTATTAAGACAAGATAAGCCGGTTGGAATATTTAGTTTAGAAATGTCAGGGGAGCAGTTAGTTAACCGATTAATAAGTTTGGATAGTGGTATAGCGCATCATTATTTAAGGACCAACAACCTTACGGAAGCACAAAAATTTATGCTAATGGCAAGTGAGGAAAGATTACAAAAAGCTAAGTTATACATTGATGACACACCAAGTTTAAACATCAGAGACTTACGAAGCAAGGCAGCCATTCTAAAAAGAAAATATAACATAGAATTTCTTTGTATTGATTACCTTCAACTTATGAGTGGAGTAGATAGGAAAGGAAACAGGGAAAGCGAGATTGCAGAAATAAGCAGAGGTTGTAAAATAATAGCAAAGGAGTTAAATATACCAGTAATGGCATTAAGTCAATTAAGTAGAGCAGTTGAAAGCAGACAGGATAAGATGCCACAACTTTCAGACCTTAGGGAAAGCGGAGGCATAGAGCAGGATGCAGATTCAGTTATCTTTTTAATGCGACCTGAAACATACGGAATAAAAGAAATAGAAGTTGATGGAATGACTTACGGCAGCGAAGGTAAATGTATTGTTAAGATAGCAAAGAATAGGCATGGTAATTTAAAAAACATACCTTTCCAGTTCATAGGTGAACGAATGGAATTTAAACAAATGGGAATTGAAATAAAAAAAGATATTTTTTAAACCAAATAAAAACAAAAAAATAATGCAAACTGAAAACTTAAAAGAAATAAATAATTTAAAAAAGATTAATAGTATTGAAAATTTAAAGCCTTATTTATATAATGATCATTTTCAAAATTATAAAAGATATAATATTCCAAAAGCGCAATTAGTAATTGCAGATATTCCATACAATTTAGGTAATAATGCTTATGCTTCAAATCCTGCTTGGTATAAAGATGGAGATAATAAAAATGGCGAAAGTAATTTAGCAAATAAAGAATTTTTTGATACTGATAAAGATTTTAGAATAAGTGAATTTTTGCATTTTTGTTCAACTATGCTGCGACCTGAACCAAAGGAAACAGGAAAAGCCCCTTGTATGATTGTATTTTGCGCATTTGAACAACAATTTGAATTGATAGAAAAAGCTAAAAAATATGGATTTATGAAATATATTAATTTAGTATTTAGGAAAAATTTTAGCGCACAAGTATTAAAAGCAAATATGCGACCAGTTGGGAATTGTGAATATGCAATTATTTTGTATCGGGATAAATTACCTAAATTTAATAATAATGGAAAAATGGTTTTCAATTGTATGGATTGGATAAGAGACACAATAACTGAAAAGGTACATCCAACACAAAAGCCAGTTGCTTTATTAGAGCATTTAATACAAATTTTTACAGATAAAGGAGAGGTAGTTATTGACCCTTGCGCTGGAAGTGGAACAACTTTATTGGCCGCTATTCAATGCGATAGAAAAGCATACGGATTTGAAATTAAAAAAGATTTCTTTAAATTAGCAAATGAAAAAACTTTAAAAAATATACAAAAAAAATTATTTTAAATGAGAAATTTAACAATTACATCAGACCAACAAAAGCACATACAAATAAATTATAAGCTAAAAAAACAATCCGAATTAGCAAATGAATTAAATATAACTTTAGGGGTATTAAAAGCAAATGCAAGATTAATGAACTTATGTACTGATAGACCAAAAAGAAATAAAGATTGGAATGAGCATTATATCCAACTATCAGTATATGTTAAAAGAAAACATTACAAAGAAGCAGAAGCAGAATTTAATCAACTTGTAAAAAAATATAGATGAAAGCAATCCTAATTTTTAATCTTCCTGAAGATAATCAGGAGTTTGAACTGGCAACAAAAGCATCTAAAATGTACTGTACCTTGTGGGAATTTGACCAATGGTTAAGGTCTGAAATTAAATACAATGGCAAGGAACAGTACGAACCAGTCAGGGAGAAGCTGCGAGAATTCATGAATGATAATAGGATTGATTTTGATATGGTTGAGTGATTGCAGCTAACGTTTTGCAGCTAACAGAAGTGGCTGCTTGTAAGAACTTCTGAATTGAAAACTAATACTTATGCAGCCATTTTTGTTAGGTGCTGTTATAAGCTGTAAAAATTACGGATATGAAAGTAGAAACTAAAGAAAATCAGATTATTTTGAAAGAGGTGTATAACTCAATTACACTTGAAACACGAGAAGGAAAACAGTTGCATATCTGTATGAGAGATATGGGATTTGAAATGAAGATTGATGATGGTGAGTGGCACTTGCTAACTGAAGAATCTGATTTTCTGATTAAACCAAAAGGATTTCAATTCAGAGAACCAGACTATCCAGTAGCACAAAAGCAGTAATTTTTATTGCTTATAACTAGCTTATATGCGCTACAAACATTCGTATATACACCCGATTTTGGCTGCGAATGATTAATTAATAATTGATAAATTAATGACTATAATTCGGAATATTTCCGACATAACCGTTATTTTATGACGAAGCATTCAACATTATACTTTGCCAAATAATAACATTTAATTGAGTTTTGGCCGCATATAAATTGACAATCTAGGAAGTGTAATTGTGCCAAATTCAGTAGTTATAATGCGCATATTGTAGGAAAAGTAAACTATGCTTAACAAAATATCAGCTATTTACTTTACATTTTGCATGAATTTTGACGGATAAATCATGCATAAAGTGTCATATAAGGAACTAATGTTGGCTTTATGCGACATTTATTACACATTACGACACTTTGTTGTGAAAAAATCACAAAAAGAAGCATTGTGCGACATTTAATTTGACATACATTTAAAAACATAAGTCAGGAATGCCATTATTTGAATTATGTGCAAACGAATATAAATAGGCGCAGATTAATAAATTACAATTAAAAACATATAAATTATGACAACAAAAGGAAAAGCATTAGAATTATTTGATAAATATTTTGAGGTAACAAATAATTATTATGAAGCCAAACAATGTGCATTAATAGCAGCAGATAATATAATATTAGCAAACCCACATAGCAACCCATTTAATACAGATGTTTATTCAACATTTACATATTGGGCAGAAGTTGAAAAAGAAATAGAAAATTTATAAAATCAATAGTCAGGTAGCTTAATGGTTAAAGCAGGAGTACCTCCAGTGGATTAGAGTATACGAGACGGGTGAAAGTTCCCATTCCTAGTTGACCACCACTCTTCTTTAGAGGCGTCCTAACATTGGATATACAGGTTCGAATCCTGTCCTGATTACTACAAATTCGGAAATACCGAATTAATCATTGCAAATATGCGTCGAATAGTATTATTATTCAACGCAAACCGTTACAATCTGTCACGGTTTTATAAAAATTTGTGACATAAATTATAAAATAGTGTTGTATCAAAATTATAAACTTAAACAAAAAAGGAGGGGGAAACTATGACATCAAAAGCAGTTTAAAAATTAACCAGTAGAGAGGATGATAATTAAATTGCTTTTGATAACTTTATTTTATTTGTTAATAACTTTATTTTAATTTTATGAAATGTTAGAGAAAGACTTACACAGGTTAGTTTGCGACTACATACGTAAAATCTACCCTTACGTTATATTTAGAACTGACTTCAGTTCAGGAATGAGAATGTCGATAGGGATGGCTAAGCGACACAAAGCACTCCAATATTCCAATGCTTATCCTGATTTATTTATAGCAGAACCAAAGGGCGCTTATGCTGGATTCTTTATTGAACTAAAAACAATTAATAATGTAGTATTTAAAAAAGATGGCTCAATGAGAAAGAACGCACATCATGAAGAACAGGAAACAATGATGTTAAAACTAAGGGGCAAGGGATATAAAGCAGAATTTGGGCAAGGATTTGGACATACAATTAAATTAATTAATGAATATTTAAACCACCAATAACAATGAACGAAGAAAAAAAACAACAAATCAGATTGGGAAGCGGTAAAAAAATTAACGATACTTTCCTAAGTTCAAGCCTGTGTATTACGGATGCCTTAGAGCATTCATACGAATACAATGGTAAGAAGTACATCAAGTTAAACATTAGCATATTTGCTGAACCTGACCAGTACGGAAAGAACGTAAAGATTACATTGAATGATTACGACCCAAAGGCAAAACCAGAAACACCAAAAGCAAAGCCAGTAAGTATTAATTCAAATGATGATTTACCTTTTTAATGAAAAACCACACAAAAATATACATGAAGTATTTTGGGTATGGCATTGAGGATTACATTGCTTGTGAAGTATGCGATAATAAAGCGGTAGACATACACCATATAGAAGCACGTGGAATGGGTAGAAGCAAAACAAAAGATACTATCGAAAATTTACAAGCACTTTGTCGTCAATGTCACCTTGATTTCGGGGATAAAGAACAGTATTTACAATTTTTAAAAGATAAGCACAATGACATTATTAGAACAGATTAATGCAGATTTAAATAATCGAGAAGCCAAAGGAATCAATACCTACGGAACTAAATTAGATGATGCAGATTTAAACAAAGCACAGTTATTAAATCATTTGTATGAGGAATTACTAGATTCAGTATTTTATATTAAAAAATTAATTAATGATAAGTCAAATAATTAGTATTAATAAGTTAAAGAATAATACTGGACAGATAATTGGGTTGCCTAAAAATCCAAGATTGTTAAAAGATGACAAGTTTAAAAAATTAGTTAAGTCAATTAAGGATGACCCTGAAATGTTGGAATTAAGAGAAGTTATTGCTTATCCATTAAATAATGAATTAATTGTTATTGCTGGAAATATGAGATTAGGTGCTTGTAAAGAATTGGGACTAAAAGAAATACCTGTTAAAATATTGCCGCAAGATACATCAGTAAAAAAATTAAAAGCATATACAATTAAAGATAATTTAGGATATGGCGAATGGTCTTGGGATGATATTGCAAACGAATGGGATATGGAACAACTTGAAGATTGGGGGATGGATTTACCTGTATTTGATTATAAAGAAATAGAAGCAGAAGAAGATGACTTTGATGTGCCTGATGGTGGATTAGAGACTGATATTGTAATAGGAGATTTATTTGAGATAGGAGAGCATAGGTTGTTATGCGGTGATTCAACTGATAGCGATGCCGTAGGAAAGTTAATGAATGGACAAAAGGCTG